CCACTGCCTGTTGTCTATAACCCGCAGTATGAATCCCAAATATCTTTTCACATCTATACTGGGGGTTCTGTATCGCTACAGGTAATCCACAGTCACCAACTTGCGTCTGAATCCTATACTCAATGGGACGCATGATGGTAGCCGATCCTCCTTTAATGGGGTATGTCACTTGCGGTTTGTCTACCACATATTCCCCATCAAGTAGGCCTGTGAACGCGCCATCTTCCACGGACGGCATTACACACATTCCATGCTTGCCGTAATCCTCATTTAGAATGAGGTACTTACGAACAGAGGCATGTCGCTGAATACACCTATTGGTCAGATATATAGCGACTAAGTCACTCTGCTTTCCACATGGATAGCATATATTTTTCTCCGTAATCATGGGGGCCACATCGAACTTAATCAATTGGTGCTTTACACCATCACCCACTCTACGGAAATGGACATTGAAACTATCCTTTTCGGCATAAAGGATTTTCCATCGCTCAACGTAATGCCTAGGCAACACTATTATATGGTCTGTAATGAACATAGCATAGCCTAAATGCTCACTGAAGTCGTCACCCATCAAATATACATTCCTGTTGGTAATTTTCTCCAGAATTTCATCAGCATTTGTATCAAACGACTGAGCTTCAATTTCCTCCTTACGAGGACTTGCCTGGCGCTTACCTTTCTTCTGCGGCTTATCTTTTGCTGTAAGCCACTGCAATAATTTTATCACGGTAAACGACACGAGAAAGGCCCTAAGGAACCTCTTACAATGATCCCAAAGAAGCCTAGTCTCTTCAGACAAAACCTCCCTCCACAGCGCCTTAGCACTGTAGGTTGCCCAAGATACTGCATCACTGCAATACCCTAGAATTCGACTGGACAATGGAGGAGCCATCATGTCCACATAAGCCGACTTGATCATCTGGCCATGTACATACATAATGGCTGGGCCATACTGGATCTTGTGAACGCCCTTTATAAGGGCTGCACACATCCGCTCACTTTTCTTGCGGTACCCAGGTGAATCGGTATTGACTACCGATCTAAAGCCCTTGTAAAAATTCTCCTCCAAAACGTGCCAGGGAGTCTTTAACACGTCAGAATAGCAATCTTTTTGTTCATCACTAAAATCGCTTAATCTGGACTCCTCCATGTACGGGCCAAAACACATAAAGCGCTCAACACAATGCACACACTTGCACATAGTTAAGCCATCACAGTCTTGACCCTGAGGCACGACGTCTGGATACGAACCTGGACTATCACTCCTCCTTTCTTGATTGAAGAAGTAATTATGCACAAAGTCTTCATGGTCCTGTCTCTCAACCTTGTGCACCGATCGTTCATCCAAAGATCTGCGAATTGTCTCAACTAATTGATCCATAGTTATCCAATCGCCTTCATAACCCTGCCTAAACAGAGTCACACGGCGACGGAAACGCAAAAATTTGGACAAGGCCTTAAAT